GTTGTAAATATAATTTAATAATATCTTTTTGCACTTGTGTCATTTTATCACTCCTAATTTATTATTTTGGTTGTATTATAACACAAGTCCTATAGTGTGTATAGGATAAAAAATGGAAAATGTTACTTCTTGTCGAATTATGTCATTTTATGTTAATATTTCTCTGTACCTCTTTTCTGGTGCTAAACAGTCCATTGTCTTAGGGAATATGATGGAAAGGGAGGCAAGCGGTATGCAGGTACATTATGTTAAAAGCTTGATTGGAAGGCATATTAAGGGAGTTTATAAATGCAAAGAACAATTGTTATTGATAAACTTGCAAGCTGATAGATCAAGCAATATTTATTACTTATACTTCGGTTAAGTAAGAGAAAAAGGCAAGAGAGAGCTTAAAGTTCTTTTCTTGCCTTTTTTGTTAAATAGATTTTTTAAGTTTTTGTGGCTTGTCTTGATTTACAATATCTAAGACTTCAGCCTCTAAATCAGAGTGGTGTTCTGCGATACCAACTACTTTGCCTTGAATTATGGCTTTTTGGCTTATTTTAGGGTATTTTGTGTTTAACGGGATTAATTCATTACCCATAAATCTTTTCAGCGTTATTTCGCCGTCTACGATAAAAATCCCGTCATCTCCGTTATTCAATGTGTCAGTAGATTTAATAAACACTAAATCACCATCATTATAAACAGGAGTCATGGAATCACCTTGAACTCTAACAGCGAAATCAGCATCAGATGGGACATTAGGGAAATCCTTAAATGTTTTTGTTGCATCAGTAATGAAGTTACCATTACCAGCACATACTGGCTGGTCATATACAGCTAATCTGATTACTGGTTGTTGAGTAGTTGACGGTTGATTATTATTTAATTCCAATAAACCATCAATAAGATTATCAACAATATTTTTACTTGCTTCTGACAGCAACATATAATTACTTGTAATTTTTTTTATTAAATTGTTATTCGATATAAAAGGAGTCAAATCTACATTGTTTTCATTGACCAACCAATCTTTATTTACGTCAAAAACATAACAGAAACTATTGATAAATTGAACAGAAGGAGTCTTTTCTCCTTTTACGATGTTGCTAATATGTTGGCGAGTACATCCTAATTTTTCGCCTGCTGTTTCAAAGTTATCAATTTTATTCAAGTATAAAATTTGACCCATTTTTTCGCCTATTGTCATAATATATCACCTCTGCATAAATAATATCAAATTTTAAAAAATGTGTCAATAAATTATGTTTTAAAAATAACTTAAAAAGGTTAGATTTGTTAAAAAATGTTATTAAAATAACAAAAAACACTTGACAGATAATAAAATGTAAATTATAATGTTATCAAGATAACAAAAATGTGTTACCGAAATAACATAGAAGAAGGTGATGCTATGACGGAAGAAGAAATTACTCATAAGTTATACAGATTATCTTATTCTCAAAGAGAAGTTGTTGGCAATGTTATTGATATATTGTTAGAGAGTAAGAAAGATACAAAATAGTACATAAAAACTAAAGAAAGGAGGACGAATAATAAATGGTTGAGAATAAAAAGGAGCAACATAAAAGAGAAATAAAAATTAAGGCATATGATATTGTTACTGTTGATTTTGGCGATGTACCAATTGGAAGTGAACAAGGAGGCGTTCGACCTGCTGTGGTTATTCAAAACAATATTGGAAATTATTATAGTCCAACAACAATCGTAATGCCATTAACTTCTCAAAAGAGAAGTTTAAAGCAACCAACACACGTCCTCCTTAAAAGCGAATTTATATCTGCTTTAACAGAAGATAGTATTGTTTTAGGTGAAGCTGTTCGCCAAGTAGACAAGAGTAGAATTTTAGATTATAGAGGAAAAATAACCGACAAACAATATAAGCAACAAATTTATAATGCTTATGTATGTAACATAGAAAGGGTGAGTGAATAAATGTGTTTCAAAGCTGCAATAATCGAAATAACAGAAGAAGAAGCCACAAAGTTAATAAAGGAATCTAAGGGAAATAAAGTTCCAGTTTCTATTTGTAACTTAGAAGAAAATTGTGTAGAGAGTTTCTTACCTATACTCAAAGAGACTTGTATAGATATGATTAAACAGGCAGAGACAA